TTGAATACAGTAAGCAACCAACTGAAACAACTCGTGGTGACTTCGAAGATCGTGACAACTCAGTAACAAACTTGAACATTCCACAAATTGATTTGGAACTTCGTTCAGAAACAATCGTTGCTAAGACACGTAAGTTGAAGGCAGTCTGGTCACCAGAACTTGCACAAGACTTGAACGCATACCACAGTGTTGACGCAGAAGCAGAATTAACAGCAATGTTAAGTGATTACATCTCAACAGAAATCGACCTCGAAATCCTTGACATGTTAATCAACAACGCAACAACAACCGAATACTGGCACGCAGAAGTCGGTAAGGTATGGAATGGTACAGCATTCGTACCAAGTGCAACACTCAGTGGTCAAGCTTGGACAAACATGACCTGGTACCAAACACTTGGTCAGAAGATGCAAAAAGTCAGTAACCGTATCCACCAACTCACAATGCGTGGCGGTGCTAACTTCGCAGTGGTTTCACCAACAGTTGCAACAATCATCGAAACCATCCCTGGTTTTATGGCAGCAACAGACGGTGACAAGATGGAATTTGCAGGTGGCGTAACCAAGGTTGGTTCATTCCAAAACCGTTACACAATCTACAAGAACCCATACATGACCGAAAACACATTGTTGATGGGCTTCCGTGGAAGTAACTTCCTCGAAACTGGTGCAGTCTACGCACCATATATCCCACTCATCATGACCCCATTGGTCTACGATCCAAACAACTTCACACCACGTCGCGGCGTAATGACCCGCTACGCGAAGAAGATCGTACGTCCAGAATTCTTCGGCAAAATCTTCATCGACGGATTGGCAACAATCTAATAGATGTAAGAGGTGGGTATACGAAACTGGGGTGGCCGAAAGGTCACCCCTTTTTCTTTTTATATAAAGTAAACTACTATTTATAGTTTAGAGTTCTTTTATCTATGAGAATACTATGACAATATTAAGTGATGATCCGATTGTATATGATGGCAGTCCAGTTAATCCAAGTGGAATAACTCCATTTGGTATATTTGATGATGAAGCCGCGTTTCAATCAGATGCACCAAAAATAGCAGAATATATTTCTCGTCGTTTGGGATATAGTGTCGTTGATGTCGAATTGACAGATAAAATATTCTATGCGTGTTTTGAAGATGCAATTATAACATATGGATCCCAAGTAAATCAATTTAACGCTCGGGAACACATGTTGACATTACAAGGATTGTCTACAACTAATAACATTACACAAAAAAATATAATAGGGTCACCATTACCACAAATTATTCAACTATCTGCACAATACGGTACGGAAGCACAATCTGGTGGTAATGTAGAAGTAAAGAAAGGATACATCTCTGCATCGGCATATACTCAATCATATGATTTAAAAACTTTGTGGGCTGACGTACATGAAAGTGGTTCTGCAATAGAAATTCGTCGTATCTACCACTATATGCCACCGGCGGTTGCACGATATTATGACCCATTTGCAACCACGGGTCTTGGTTTAACAAACTTAATGGCAGAGTTTGGATTCGATGGATATTCACCACCAGTTACCTTCGTAATGATGCCCGCATACGAAGATTTACTTCGTATTCAAGCGATTGAAATTAATGATATGATTCGTAAAAGTCAGTACTCATTTGAAGTTTCCAATAACGTTATTAGATTCTCACCAATATTTAAGAAAGAAGCTACCGTATGGTTTGATTATATAGTAGTTGGTGATAAGCAAGGTGCGAATCAAACTTATAATTCAGCAAGTAATGTGACATCGGATTATTCCAATGTTCCATATAATCATATACCATATACCACAATAAATTCCATAGGAAAAACTTGGATATTTGATTATACACTTGCATTGGCTAAAGAAACATTGGGTATGATTCGTTCAAAATACGAAAATATACCTATCCCAGACGCAATTATTAAATTGGATGGTGAACTTCTCCGCAGAGAAGCAAAGGAAATGAAAGAACAATTGATAAAAGAACTTCGTGAAACATTAGAACAAACTGGATTACAAGCACAAATGAAAAAACAAGCAGAAAATGCTAAATTTATGCAAGAAATGTACCAGAAAGTTCCAACACTTATCTACATAGGATAACATGCCACGTTTCGTATCTCAGAAAGATTTTAATTTTTTTCAACACATCAATCGTGAATTAGTTAGTGATGTAGTTGATGTAGATGTAATTTTATATAAGATTGCATTAGAAACTACTGCGGTAAATTTGTATGGTGAAGCAACAGAAAAGGCAAGATACACTGGTGTGGAATTGAAATCACTTGTACGATATCCAAAAAATATTAGTAATACAAAAGATGGATTTGGTGTTGATGTAGAACAAAATGTTGAATTTAGATTTGTCCGTGCATTACTCGAACAAGTAAAAACCTACCCAGAAGCAGGTGATATTATTTTTTATGACGAAGCATACTATGAAATTGATAATGTCAATGATACACAACTTGTTGCGGGTCAACCACAATACACAACATCAATTTTGTGTAACGCTCACTTAACTCGTCGTAGTAATATCCAAATTGAGGAGGCTAACACATAATGGCTGATTACAGTAACAGAAAATCAACCGATAAGATAAAAAAAGTAACCGATAATATCGTACCATCACCTACACAAAATCGTGGATACGATACCAAAACGGAAAATAGTGATACTCCGATTACTGTTACACTATTAACTATTGACGATACTCTTATAAAGTATTTAACAAATCGAATACAACCTATTTTAACACAAGATTCCAAGTCTGTGAAAGTTCCGATTATTTACGGTAATCCGGAACGTTGGAAAAGTGTTCAACGTGATGGTATATTACGAGATAATAAAGGTAAAATACAATTACCAATTATTATGATTCGTAGAACTAGTATGAAGAAGAATCTGAGTACCAATTCACCCGTAAACAAGTACTTAGAACGTGAGTTTGAAACAGGATGGAACAAATATAACCCCTACGATAGATTTGCGGCCGTAAACGGCATTAAGCCCGTTAAACAGTACGTTACGACAATCACACCAGACTATTTCGACCTTACGTATGAGTGTATGGTATGGACGGAATATATGGAACAAATGAATCGTCTTATAGAACAAATATCATTCGAAGATGATGAATATTGGGGTGATAGAGGACAATATAAATTTAGAACTAGAATAGACGAATACAAAACCGATACGGTACTCCCAGATGTACAAGATAGATTAGTGAGAACCAGTTTTAATTTGTCTGTTTCGGCATATCTGTTACCAGAAAGAATGGTTAACAAGACCAACCAAATTATGCAAACTTCTCAACAACGATTCTCTACCAAAAAAATCGTTACATTTTCAGAGATAGAAGAAGGTTAAAAGTAAGGTTTGGACAAAATAATCTATATTTATAATACGAGTACAGATATCTTTAAGGAGGTTATATGAGTGAAGTACAGAAGTTAACAGACGAAGAATTAACGTCTGTTAAAGGTTTGCGAGATGAGATTGTTAATGTTATTTCTTCCGTGGGTCAATTAAAACTAACGCATGATTTAATTGAGGAAGATTTAACTAATACGAAACTAAAATTATCTGAACAAACAACAAAATATAAAGAGTTGTTGGTTAAAGAGAAAGAATTAATTGATACTCTTTTACAAAAATATGGAATGGGTTCTTTGGATGTAGAAACTGGTGTATTTACCCCTGAGCAATAAGTAATATTGGAGATTCCGTATGGCAGAACGCATTGTGAGTCCTGGCGTTTTCACACAAGAACGTGACCTTAGTTTCTTAGAACAAGGCGTTGGTGAAATTGCTGGAGCATTTATCGGACCAACACCAAAAGGTCCAGCTTTTATTCCAACGATTGTTGAAAATCAACAAGCGTTTGAAAACGTATTTGGAACACCTGATGGAAAGTCATTTTTGGGATTAACTGTTAAGAATTATCTCAGAGAATCAGGACGAGCAACAGTTGTTCGTGTTCTTGGATTGGACGGATATAGTCCAACCACAGCAACACCAGCAATTTTAACAGCTACCGGTACGAGTGGTTCATTTGTTTACGCAGTTATCCACCCAACAGTATCGGGTAGTAGTATTGAAGCAATTAATGCAACGGGGCCAGCAAGTAATTTCTCACTTACCATTTCTTCATCAGCAGTCACGGATGTAACAACAACAGGACTCAGTACAACAACATCCGCAGCTTCTTATATTGGAAATTATCTTGGCTACGGTCCAACAGGCGCAAAGAACGGATATATCTACGGAATCTTCCCAGAAGCAATTACAATGGCAGGTGCTTCCGTTAGTATGTCAGCAGTAACTAGTTCCGATGCACTATTCTTAACTGGTAGTACATACGGTAAATATAGTTTTGCAAGTACACCTTGGATACAATCACAAACACTTGGTGGTTCAAACGATAATTTGTTTAAGGTGCATACATTAACAGATGGTAATGCAGCAAACAAGGATGTCAAGATTTCCATCGTTGGTCCTAAGAAAGCACAAATTTCTGGTGACTATGGTACATTTACATTATTAGTACGTGACTTCACAGATACCGATGCACAACCATCAGTATTGGAACAGTATGATAATTTAAGTATGGACCCAAATAGTCCAAATTATATCGCACGACGAATTGGTAATAGTGCACCAGTAGAAAATAGTTCAGGTGAACGTTATTTTGAAGGTGACTATCGTAATAACTCACAATTCATTCGTGTTGAAATGGCACCTGGTGCTGATAACGTATCAACAGATGCATTACCATTCGGATTTGCATCATTGAACTCACCAATTGGAACATCTGGATCAGTTCTTCCAATTCCAACATTTATTAGTTCATCTTGGATTTCTGGAAGTACCCGTGGATACAGTACACAAGCAACATACAATGTAAATGAATTCTACGGATTCCAATACTCAGATACACCTAACACCAATATGTCTTACTTGGCACCACTCCCAAGTGGTTCAGTAACACGCGGTGCAGCATTTAACCTTGAAAATCTTCCAGCAAATGAATTGTATGACGATTCTGGAAACGCTGTAGCAGTTGCAAACTTCTTAACAACGCCATCAGTTACGGCATATTTGAAGTTTACTGTACCACTTCAAGGTGGATTTGATGGTGATAACCCAGCACGTTATATCAACATGTATGACGGTATTACATCAAATAACACACAAGGATTTAACTTACAAACTGCAACAAGTGCAGGTTCACGAGCATATAAGAAAGCATTAGATGCAATTAGCAATCCTGATGCATACGATATTAACTTGTTGGTACTTCCTGGTGTTGTTTATGAATTACATCCGTACGTAGCTAACTACGCATTAAGTGTATGTGAACAACGTGGTGATTGTTTCTATATTATGGATTTAACACAAGCAAGTTCAACAATCACAACAGCAGTCAACCAAGCAGCATTACTTGATAGTAACTACGCAGCAGCATACTATCCTTGGATTCGAGTACTAGATGATAATACAAACAAATTCGCATTTGTTCCACCATCAGCAGTACTTCCAGAAGTATACGCATATAGTGACAACACAGCAGCAGAATGGTTTGCACCAGCAGGTTTGAATCGTGGTGGAATCCCAGGAGCAGCAGGTGTTAAGTTACGTTTAAGTCAAGTACAACGTGATGAATTGTATGATGGTAAGGTTAACCCAATCGCACAATTTCCAGGACAAGGTATTTGTGTATGGGGACAAAAGACATTACAACGTCGCTCATCAGCACTTGACCGTGTAAACGTTCGTCGCTTATTAATCGCAGTGAAGAAGTTCATCGCAAGTTCGGCACGATTCCTCGTATTTGAACAAAACGTTGAATCAACTCGTCGTCGTTTCTTGAACATCGTCAACCCATATTTGGCAAACGTCCAAGAACGTTCAGGTCTATACGCATTCCGTGTCATTATGGACGAAACCAATAATACACCAGACGTAATTGACCGTAACATCTTGGTTGGTCAATTGTATCTCCAACCAACAAAGACTGCTGAATTCATCAAACTCGAATTCAACATTCTCCCAACGGGTGCTACATTCCCTGGGGCTTAATAAAATAGGTTATATTTTTAACAAACTGACTATTTATAGTTAAATCCGTTAGGAGATACGAATGGCAAACAATATAGTAGCCGAAAATGAAATATTTTTTACGGCATTTGAACCAAAGGTTAAAAATCGCTTTTTAATGTTAATTGAAGGAATCCCAGCTTACATCGTTAAGAAAGTAAGCCGTCCTGAAATTCGTCAAGATACGATTAAGGTTCCACACATCAATACCGTTCGCTTTGTCAAGGGTATTTCTGTATGGCAACCAATGACCCTTACGTTGTACGATCCAGTAGTTCCATCTGGCGCACAAGCAGTAATGGAATGGGTTCGTCTACATCACGAATCAGTAACAGGTCGTGATGGATACGCGGAATTCTATAAGAAAGATTTAACCCTTCAAGTTCTTGGACCAGTAGGTGATAAGGTTGAAGAATGGATCATCAAGGGTGCACAAATTACACGTGCAACATTTGGTGATTTGGAATGGGCGGAAACCACAGACAATGTGGCAATCGAACTAGAAATTCAACCAGACTATTGTGTATTGAACTACTAATCAGTAGTTAAAAATAGAAGGTGTGTCTCACTGTCTGATACTTATATAGAGTATAATTGGGCAGTGGGACACTTTCTTTTTTGGGTATAAGCTATGGCAGAACTTACCGAATTCAATGTAGGTCAAGGTGAAACATTTCGTATCGCAGCAACGATTATCAGCGATAGTGGAAGTATCCCACTTAATATAACAGATTATGTATTTAGTGGTCAAGTTAGAGAAAATTATACCACCGATGAAGTTGCTGCTACATTTAATATTACAAAACTAGCACCATTAAATTCTGGCTCAATTATTGTAGAGTTAACTCCCGATCAAACATTAGCATTAACACAAAGAAAATATGTGTATGATGTAAATATGGTAAGTGGGTCAGTTAGTCCAATAAAACGAAGAATCCTAGAAGGAGCATTGACTGTCCGCCCCACAGCTACGAGATAATTAATGAGTGGATCATTACGTCCAATTAATTTAGGTGTACCAGACATAACAGTTGTAGTCAGAGAAAATAGTGACGCTAATAAAGTTTTAGTAGATGTACCAAATATTAGTGTTAATATTGAAACATCACCTGATTATAAGGTAAGTGTACAACCCAGTTCGTTAGTAGTTCAACGAACGGGGTCTTTGCCGTCGCTGGCGGTATCTGCATTATTTGCAAACACAGCGAGTTATGCACTTGGAGTTAGTGGTTCAATTGATACTGCGGTATCTGCTTCCTATGCACAAACTGCATCGTATGCGCTCAACGCTGGAGCTGGATCAGGGTTTCCGTTTAGTGGGTCAGCAGTTATTACAGGATCACTACAAGTACTCAGCACGGGAAGTGTTGGTGGTATCACGGGATCA